TAATAGCAGTCAAAAAAAGAGCAGTATTTATCCGGTGAAAATAGATAGTAACATAGGTCCAACTTGGAAAAATGAAAGTTATGAGTTGATCAGAAAAGGAGGGAAAGTTTTTTTCTACAAAGATGGAATCAAGCATGAAATACAAACTGTCATTGATCAGCCAATGGCAAGTGTGACCAAAGTGAAGCAAATGTTGAACATACCACTTATAAAGGAAGCTATAAGAGTGGACATGACCATGAAAAGTAAGCTAATAGATTTCCAAGTTAGATTAACTGGGAGAGTTAAAATTGAATTAGACACCTTTATATACAATGTGCAATCTTCACTGGTTTACAATATAATTTATAACTATCATCAATCAGAGGAAAGAGTTGAAAACTCGCCGAACAATTTTATAAGATCATTAATAGAATACAAATCTTCAAACAAAAACTTTGGGTTCCCTGATTTGGATGAGTTGATAAAAAGTGTAAATGATCCAACGGCTTTAAGACTGCCAGAGTTGATAGTTAGAACTGTCATGGCTTATCCCAAATTTGAACTGTCATTCGAAATGAAAAAAACTATCATGAGGGAATTGGAATCAGCTGTAAGATATGGTGATGATCATAGGATAAGAAGTTTTTTCAGTGCTCATTCAGGACAGATACTCATGACCATGGCAATGAGAAGCAATCTTCCTTGTGAAATAGCAATGTCAAGCATGCTGAGTTCAAGAAACATTCACTTTGACTGGCTTGTTTCATTATTAAAAATGATTAGTGATTTCGTATCTGAAACCAATCCTACATTCTTGTTTGGAGACAAAAGTGCTAAAATAGAATTTAAAAAATTAACTACAATATTGCTTATGGAGATGGCAAAGTGTAGGTGCTTGCCTTCAACATTGACTACTCAAAGGTGGTACACCATGATAGAAAGGTTGTGTGAGTTCGGAATGTTAAAATACTTCAACACCTGCAACCAAGATTTTTGGTGTATGCAGGACTTCACTTTGATAAGCGTTGATGAGTTCTTAAGAGTTGTGGGCTGCATTTTGCACAACTCAGCAATGTCCATGCAGAATTTTTTAAGACCAAAACAAAATCAAGTTGAGGACAAGTATACGACATTATGGGGGAGATTCAAAAGTTTCCCAGTTCAGCACGGGGCTTTGAAAGTGAAAACAATGAGTCACATGAACAGAATAAACATCAGATCTCTTGACCCCGAGGATTTTGATGATGCAATAGGTAGTTATAGGCCACACTTCAGAGTGACAGAGGATGACAATGAGGATTTTGCAGATGAGGTCAACATGGATGGTGATTATGACGAATTTGAACTAATTCCTATAGAAGAGACTGAGCCAATCCTGTTTAATGTAGATTACTTGAGCGAAAAAAAGTTCTTGATCGCTGCCGGAAGTTCAAAAGTGGTTTTATACCAGTGTATAGCTGCTGACAGATCAATTTGCAGGCATGGATACAACATGTCATACTACAGGCTCAAGGATCCTGATAACTTACAAAGCAGAATGATTATCGCCATACACCCCAAGAGGATAAAAATGGAAATAGAAGGTTTTATCGGGTCAAAGTACTTTCCCAATTATACCACTTTCCCTGTTCTTTTTGGTTTAACTAATGAAAAACAAGTAGGTGTTGAAATATACAAGGTGGAAAACAGACGAATGAGAGACCAACTAGAAAAACAAGCCCAAAGCCTCCTGAGGAAGATGGCACCACAAGACTTGAAATCCAAAGACAGACTACTGGACAACCTACAAGAAATAGGCCAGACTGAATACACTGATCAATTGGTTGCGAGGATAAAAAACAAAATCAGGAGTTTGGAAAACCAAGGGCTAACATTTGAAGATTTAATAAACAAATTAATGAACAGAGATTGGAATGATATCAAAGAGGACATGGCCAATCTTGTGGAAGAAATAGAAAGCAAACAAGCTTTCAGCCTACCACAGATACTGAACAACTTGAAAACAACCAGTAAGGCAGAAGCTCTGTCTGATCCTACTTTGTTAGGAGAACTTGACGTGATTTATCCAGGACTTGCTGATATAATACTTAGAGGAGAATTGCACATGAGTGAGGAAGAAGTGTTGATGTCAAAAAAGAACGTAGCAATGATGGTGCAAAACAATTCTGGATCAAAATTTCAGCCGCAAAGTCTTGCAATATCATTGATACTGAATTATATCTTGGACTCAGCTGTCATCAGCAACAAGAGCAATTATCGAGCCGTTGTTGCCATACAGCTTTTTATATCAAAATTGACAACTGTCAGCTTGAAGGAGCC